GACTACCTCCACCTGCCTGGTGTTATCACCTAAAAATATTCTTTTACTATCTGTAGTTCCATTTGAAAGGGTATTTGTTTGTAAAACAGTTGTTCCTGTCTGATCATCAAATATTGTAAAATCTGAAGTTGTATTACTTTTAATGGAATAGTTGCCAACTTTAATTCTTCCCGCACCCTGTGCAATAATTCCTTCTTCATCAATTGTCCATCCCTGAGTTATAGCTCCATCTACATATGCTCCAAATCCACCACCTGATGCTAGTATTACTCCACTAATATCTGCAGAGGAAGCATACAAATCTCCAGCTAATGTTACTCTAAACGGGCTATCATTATCTGTTGGACTTGTACCGCCAGACCAAAAAACATTATCTGTACCATTGTAAGCACTGTTAATTCCAGAGGTAGTATTAAGAACATTGTCGCTTGATACTGATATATACCCTAATGATGAGTTAAGAGATATTGTTCCTTGTCCAGTAGCAGATCTTTTAATCTCTGTTGAATTTATCGTCCATCCACCAATACTTGCAGCATTTGTAACAAATACAGACCCATCTGTAAGTGGTGTAGTTAGAATTGTTGTGTATCCACCTGAAGCATTATATGCTGCTATTCCAGATGAGTTAAAGATTGTTCTTATTCCACTACTTGCCGAACCTCCAGCACCTATGGCATAAAGTGATCCACCATTTAATAAAACATTTCCAGTAAATGATCCACCTCTTGCAGTAATATTTCCAGCTACATTAAAATCTTGACCATCCCATTGAATGTAGTTATTTGTATCTCCACCTAATTTAAATAGTGCAGATTGTGCTGAATCTATATACCAGTAGTTATTTGAATTAAATACTAAGCCTCTTTTTACTCCCCCGCTATCCTGAACACCATATCCAAACTTAAATGTTCCAGTGTCTCCAGTTGCAGATGCACCAAAGTATCCAACAGTTGTTACATTCTTTCCAATAAAGGGTGTTCCTGTTGCCTGAGCAGTACCTATAAAAAAATATGAAGAACTTGTATTATTAAATTGATCATATGATGCAATTGCAACCTCATAAACCGTTCCTATAGCTAAGCCACTAAGCCTAAACGATGTTCCAGTGCCTGGAGAATCTACATAGGAATATGGATTACTACTACCATTTTCTCTAAATCTGATTCTATATCCACGCAATGTTGTATCTGAAACTGCAGACCAGGATATATCTACATATGCATTAAATCCAACCGTAGCACCTGCAGAGTTGTCTACTCCAGCTGTTGCTGATCCTGTAGATGGTGCTGCTGGTCCAGTAGTATCAACTGTAACTGGAGCTGTTGGTGTTACTTTTTGTGCAGCAGAAAAAGCAGTATAAACTCCACTGTCAGATGAAAACCTTGCCTTTACCCATCTGGGATTTGTATTAGTAGTTATTACATTTGCTGGAGAAACAGTATCAAAATAAACTCTTGAATATGTAACCCCTGTTGGCTCTGTGGAAGCGTTTGACTCATATTCAACAATGTCAATAGCATCTAGTTCATCTTCTGTTGGTACTGTATATGATACGTTGTAGCCACTTATAGCTGGATTAACCGTTATAGTTGGAACTGGAAGATTAACAACATATGCAGGTACTGTGGTATCACAAACATCACTACTCTTATTATAAAATGCATCCATTGCATATACACAAACACTAGTAATATTAGTTCTAAAAATACCAATAGTAGATCTATTTAAAGATTTTGTTAGTGTTAAGGTTTGAGCTGTTTGTGTTCTATTTACGGGAAAAGTTCCAAAAGGAGTTCGTCTTACAAGACCTTCACTTGTTGTAATTTCTAAAACAAATTCTGTCACACCTTGATTAGCTGAATTTTCATAATCCCAATCAAAAGTAACAACAAGGCTTGTACCTGACCACGCTGTTGAAACATCAGTTATGCCTGCAATAACAACAGCACCAATGCCACCTATATATGGTGGACTTCCAGGTGATCCAGGATAAACTACAGGTGGTGCTCCTGGTGGGTCTGCATTTACTCTGGGTGGTCCTGCAACACTGGTTCCGCCAAAAGATAATGGCAAACCGTTAGTGCCTACAACAATAATCTCAGATCCCACAGATCTACGAAATTTATCTATGTTTTCTGGTAAAAGATTTGGATCAGTCGCAAGCACATATACTGGTTTATTCTGAGCAGTAGATCTTTTACTCTTGTACCTCGACTTATCCTGTTTTGCCATAGCTCATCAACTATTTACTTTGGTCCAAGTGCAATCCAGTTAACATAAAAAACAAATTGATCAAGATCTTGAGCAGTTATTGCCCCTGTTGCTGTTGTTTTTTTACTTCTTGCGTTTACAATTCTTATTGTAAATTGATTACTAGTAACCTCTTGTACGGTTATCATAATATCTAAATTATTAGTTAAAGATTCGAGCGTACTTGTATGTCTACCTGTAACAACCACTGCTGGAGCTGAACTAAATGCTGTAGCACCAGCCTGTGTAAAAATAACATCTTTATAGTGAACATAGCCTCCTTCAGCAGTTTGAAATGTTGCATCTGTTGGATCTAGCCTTGTTCTTCCAGTAATTATCTTTTGAGAATTTGGGTCATACTCATATGCAAAGTCTTCGGTAGTGCTCCAGGCTGACTCTGCAGGAGCTTGTGCACCAAAGTTGTTAGTAATAGCATTAATACTATCGCTATGCTGATTAACAACATTAACAACCTGTTGCCAAGAAGCTAGATCAATCGTGTTTGGATCTGATATTTTTACATATGGCATTTTATTCTCCTAGTGATTAATTATAGCATAGAGCAAAGATTAAAGTTTCTTTAAGATTAGACTTGTCTCAAGCCCTGAATTAAAGGTATTAGATACTGAGTGTACTACGTATCTTTGTTCTGAAAGTCCTTTTAGATAATAAGATAGGCTAATAATATCTCCTACCTGAATCAAAGGGTTTCCAAAAATATTAAGACTAACAGTTCTTGAGAAACCATCTATGCTTTTCTCAATTAGCCTAACAAGCCTTCTGGCAGCGTCTAAGGACTGAATCCACTCTGAGTCTACCTGAACTACCTCAGAAGGGTTTCCTGAGTCTATGACGACCTCTAGAATAGCAGGATCAGCAGGAGCAACAATTTCATGTGTCCATAAATTTAAATTTACTGTTACTGACTCTGTGCCAGTTGACTCTTTAGATAATAATACAACGTGTGGAGAGTTATTGGCTATAGCAAAGATACCTCTAAACCCTGTATTGATTGGTGTTGAGTATGACAATGAATCTTCATATACATACTTAATGTTATATTTACTTCTGTCTTCTGGTTGTTCCCCAGGATAATAAACCATGGCATACATTATTGGAAGAATATCTACAGATACCGCTGCTGGAGTCATATACTGAATATCATATACATTGATTCCAGATACCTCTGGAGTTGTTTGCATCATGTAGGTTGGAGAAAGACTGTATAGTGGTTGATTCTGAACAATACCGTTTAAAAATTCTCGATCCTGATAAAAATAACTTACGCTTCTTTCGTTTAAAGCTTTTTTGGTTGCGTGTATTTCTCTTACAGATGCAGGATATAATGTTGAATTCCCTATATTTTGTATATATGGTATTGCGGGACTAGTACTAATCTCTTGAGGACTAACTGAAGCAAAAAATCCAAAAACTGTTCCAGACTCCATATTATCTGGGACTACTGGTTTTTGTCTCATTCCAGTTAAGTTATTTATTTTTGTTGGTTGCCAACTTAAATATTCTATTTCTTCAGGTTCTGGATCACAATTTGCCCCTGTTCCACCTGGCTTACATTCTCCTATTGTGTCACATCCTCCATTACCAATATCCGCAGCTTTACAAGTTAAATAACTAAGTTCACCTGGCTGCACCATCCATGAACCTATTTCAATATTATTAATAAAAACAGATATTGATTGCTTAGGATCTGCAACTGTTCCGTTTTCTCCGTCTGTTCCATCTGTAAGGTTTTTTACTACTTTTAAATTAAATACTTTATCTGAAACATTGCTATATGTTGCAGGCTTTGTACTTGTATCTTTCTTGGCAATTTTAGCAAAGTTATTTATAATACTGTTGCATTCTCCAGTAACCTCAGACCATGCATGCATAAGTCCTTCAGAATCATAGATTGATAACAAATACTGATATCTAGGTGTATCATAAAAGTCATCAGTTGCTGGATTTTTTTTGGAAATTCTTGAAATCTCAACAAAATATGCTCCGTCACTATCTGTTGTGCCAGCCATATTAAAAAATAATCCAGCAGCACTTGAGGTTTGATCTGGCATGTCAAACTTGACAGAATATGTTTGATACCCTTCATCTCTTTTGGTAGTAGGATAAATAATTGTTTTATCTGATCCAGACCTGGTGACACGTATTTTATCTACGGATGGTAGTGAGCTATCGGCAGCATTGTTATTTATGATGGTAGCTTTTCCAGTTGTTGTAGATGCTACAAAAGTATCACTAATCAATCCTTGAGATAGTGATTTGCTAGCTAGGTTATCTTTAATTCTTGTATGTGGTTGAGCATATGTTCCAAACAATCCTCTTTTTACACCCTTAATAAGACCTGTAGGTCTTACGTCAACATCGTTATCTGCAAAGATTGTTGCTTCTCCACCAGAAACATAAGTTCCAGTGGTGGTATTAGCTATTGTAAATGATGTACTTGTTCTGGCAGTTACAACACCAGCTAGTGCATATTTTTGTGGGTCAATAGCAGTAACCATCACTCTATCGCCAACTTTAAAAGTATTGTTAGCTGTATAAACCACATTTGTTCCACTGCCTACAGCATTTGTAATAGTTGCAAAAGAAACTTTTAGCTTTGCGTCATATGTTTTAATAAACTTACTAATCTCTGCATTTAGTTCTAAGTTATTTTTTACTACTATAGGAACTGGCTTTACTGCACTTCCCCCAGAAACATAGGTTCCAATTGCAGCACTAGCCAATTTAAATGATGTGCTAGTTCTGTCAGTAACTAAACCAGATAAAGAGTAAACTGCTGGATTAACATTAGTAACTGTAACTCTGTCTCCAACAGCAAAAGTATTGTTAGCGGTATATGTCACTTTTGTTCCATCCCCAACTGCATTAGTAATGGTTGCAGAAGAAAGATTTGAATTAGATAACTCAAACTCTTTATTATCAAAAGAAAGAATTTCATTTTCAATAAATACATAGCCGTTGGAGCTTACGTTGTATGTATGAAAGATATCTAATAAGTCATTTACATTTAGTTGATACTCATTAGCAAATTCAGACATATCTGCATTTAAATAGTTAAAACCAACAGAGTCTGTTGTTTCTTGTGACCAGACAACATCATTAGAGGTTGTAATTACAAATGAAGGAGAATTCTTGATAGCTGAGTTTTTAACATTTTGTAATGACGGGGATTGCTTAATCTGTGGAGTTTGGTATCTTAAAGAGACCTTACCTGGTTTGGCAGATACTGAAGAAGAATACCCACCGTTAACAATGTTGTAGTCTGAAATAAATGTAGATGCTGCTTCACCAGAGAGCATCTTCTTTAAGCTTAAAAACTTCATGATTCCATATTCATCAATATGGGCACCTATCTGATATGCCATAAATATTTCATTTAGTGCATCTAGGACTGTTGTATCCTGTGAGTTAGAATAGTAGTAAGAAAGATCCATTGGATAGTTTTTGTCATTACATATCTGGAATAGGCTATCATAATCATAGTCTGTAAAGCCACTTAGATCAAGTAGGTTTGTGATTACTTCAAATACCGTCTTTAGATTTGCTACATAATCCGATACCTGCAAAGTTTGCAAGAATCTTGAAACATCGTATGCCTGAACTGATACGCTCTTCATATCATTTTCTTGCCAGTCGTCGGTATAAAATACTCCTCCAGGAATATAAACTCCTGAGTCGGTTGGAGATCCAGCTATATATGTATAATTAGAAAGAAGATATCCTAGATACATCTTAACATTTTTTCTAAGAATGTTAGCAAGGATTGTTGTTGACTGTGTGCTTTGCATTGAAAATATAGGAACAACACTTCCCTGATTATCCCCTGGAATACCCGTAAATCTAATATTAGCATCGTTTGTATTTAATGAAGATATTGGTAAAACAGAATTGCCAGAGTCTAATGATTTATCAATGTCCATAGATTCTACCAAATCTGTTAGGTCAATTTCTAGTCTTGGGGATATTTCAATAACTTGCATTCTAGATAAATCTTTTTTAACAGATGTGCTGGTGTATGAGTCAAATTCTGTTTTATTTTCTTTTGTTGTTTGTGTTACAGTAATTTTAGAAACTGTTGTAGATATTGACAGTGACCCCGCATCATTTAGTCTAGGTGTAGTTGCCCACTTGTCTGTAGTCCATGAAGAACCATTCCAGTATAAAACAATTAGGCCTCTTGCATCAGGCTTTATCGTGGTAGTGTTAGGAAGAGTACTACTGACAACGGTAATAGGTGATGCTGAGCCATTAATATAAATATTTACAGTTGGGGTAGTCATTAATGCATTGAACTTAATTACAAGCTTATTAGTCCTAATAGCAGATTCGTATATTCCAGTTATGCTGGTTGGATTAAATACAGCTGGATCATTAGTAGTTGTTTCCTCTGAAACAAAATATCTGTACTGGGCAATATTAGATGGCAGTACCGTTTTAAAAACTGGAACTGGTGGAGAAGCTAAAAAGAATTCTGGATTTTGAATAATTGGGCTTATTGGAGAATATGTATCTGCAGTATATCCAGATATAACAGATGAGTTAATTTTTCTATACTCAGTTGGTAAACTGCATCTATTATCTCCTGATGCTACATAAGATTCTCCTGGTCTAAAATATTCAAAAGCAGATTCTGTTGGATATAAAGAAGAATTACGATAGTCAAAATATGTTGTTTCATAAATTTCTGGCTCTGTAAAATATACAATGGGGTCAGCAGTTGTTGTATTTAATGAGTTTGACGAAATAGAATATGTAAAAGAAGATATTGTTTTAGATGGATCTGATACGCCAATATAAGTAATAATCTTAGTCCAACCAAGAGAGTCTAGCTCTTCATGAGATGTTCCGTACTGATTAGCTTTATCTGTGTTATTTCCTGTGCCTTTTGCAGATGCTGTAATTAGCAGAGTATCAACACTATTTGTTTTTGCATATGTAACAATCTTATAAGCTTTGCCACCAGCAGTTGATACCGTATATGTAACAGACCCAGTACCATTTACTGTCTGAAAGCTTTTTGTCGTATTCGTAAAGTTTGGTTTTGATTCAGAGCCTGCATTTGCAACTGTTCCAGATGTTAGTGACTTATTTATACTTGTTCCATTGCCAGCAACAGTTATATATGGTGGAGTAAATAGATTATTATTCCATTCTGCAGACACTACTGGTGTCATGTATATGGATTGAGCATTTGCAAATATTGAAGAGCTTACATTCGTTAGCATTAAATCTCCGTGAATTCAATATCCATAGATACGTAATCTGAAACTCTTGTTCTATTGATTACCCTTTTAGAGAAGTTAGAAATAAACACAGTATATTCCTTTGAGCCTTCTGCAGCTGACTTAAAATAGAAATCATCTGGTGCAGCCCCTCTTGCTGTTCCTGTAGTAATTTCAGAAACAATAACTTTAATATAGATAGGTATTCCCACGTTAGCCTTATAGAATGACTCTAGCCATGCAGCTCCCTTGTTACCATCTACGCACTCTGAGGTCTTAGATGGAACATATGACCAGCTTGTGCTGATCTTGTCTTTTTGAGCTACTACGTACTTTTTAAGTGTACCGTTTGCCATACGGGATTCAGTCTGAATAAGTTCGGGGGTAACAGTAATCTCTGCCCTATTATGGTCTGTAAGCTTATACCATGTAGAGTTATTTAAAGATACATGTATTCCAGCTTGTATTGGGTATGACATTATCTTAGACCCACATTCATCTTATTATTCTTATTTGTAAGAACCTGCATCTTCTTCATAACCTCTTCAGCAATTTGTTTTGGATCAGAGTCGGCACCATTGATGTTCATACTTACATTATACACTGAGCTGGACGAATTTGTAGTGTTAGATGCTGCTTGTTTAAGATCATTTATATATCCTTCTTGATAAATACCCTCGGTTCCAGACTTAAGTACTGCAGGAAGTTCTTGTCCATATGTTCCTGGAACAGGACCGTTCCAGTCATGGAATTTAGGAAGATTAACCATACCACCCATAGCACGCTTTTCTTTAGTAATAACTCCTGCAGGATTATTCCACGATAGCCATTTAGCTCCTTCTATATCTTTTGGAACAGCACCAGTATTTACCCTATTCATTATTGCACCAGTCATACCTTCACTGGACATTATGCTTCCCAGATTTTCTGGCATAAGGTCAAAAATGCTAGAATTCTTTGTAGCCCCTAATGCTTTAGCTAATGAGTAATCTTGCCACTTAAGAGATCCTGGCTTTTTAGTAAAATCAATATACTTTCCTTTTGGTGCGCCAATAATTTGGTTTATTGATCCAAATGATTCTCCCCAGTTGCTGAAAGAGTTATATCCGCCTGCATAAAGATCTGCTTCTCCCTTAGAAGATGTTCCAAAGAATCCCATACCGTAATACGGGTCATTTGACTGTGCACCATCTAAAATGTTTGTGCCTTGCAGGTATTCTTCTCCACGATATCCAGTTGGCTGTGAGCCATGCCACATGCCAGACTTAATCATTGAATTTACTTTTGCTTTGTTTCTAAGTTGATAAAGTTTATTAGGAATAGCAAAGGCTGTCTTTCCTAAGTTACCTGCAATTTTTGGACCAACTCCCATTCCAGCAAAACTAAGTGGAGCCATAGCTGCACCTAGCTTATCACCCTTGCCTCCTATACCAGCAATAAGTCTTAGTAGTGGTGCCACTCCAAGCATCTCTGATGCTGGTTGACCCGATATGCCCCTTGCCCATTTTTGCAACCATCCATCTTTTGCTGCCCCTCCATCTTTATAGCCAGGTACCAAACCACCCATAGCTAATGGTATGCTTGAATTAGGTTGACGATCTCTATCCCAAATTGGCATCTTTGAAGCATTTGAATCAAAAGTCCAGGATTTTGGTCCAAACAAAGTATCTTCCAAACCATTTCCTAAATTATTAGAACTAGGAGGTGGTTGTAGCATAGATGGATTTCTTGGAGAAATTCTGTTGTCATAAACTGGTGGAAGATCAAAAGGTTTCCAGCCCTTTGGTCCCATTGTGTCCATCCATTTTAAATCCCATCCAGATGGTGTTTTCTTTTTCTTTGCTTTTCCACCCTTAGCAAACCTTTGTGCATTTAATAAATCAAATGTTCCAACTCCATATTTTTGAACGGAATCTGCTTTAATAACATATTCACCATCTGAAAGCATTGCAGGTATAGAATCAGAAGTTTTAGTTCCTGGACCAGATACATTTCCACCACCCATGTAGTTTGATATGTATCCTCCTGCTGCTGCTTTTCTACCCTTTTCTTTTTTAAACTCTTTAACCTTTTTATCTTCTGCTTTGGTTAGGTTAGCCCCACCTTCTACCTCTTTTAATCTTTTTTCAAGTCGGTCTAATACATCAGCAAGCTTATTGTCTGCTGTTCCCTGATTAAATTCAATAGTGTTTTTTCTTTGTTCTTGACCAAGCAGAGCAGCTTCTAGGTAATTTCCCCTGATCTGCTCTTGTTTCATTTTGTTTGTAAGGTCTTGTTGCTTGAGCTGCAAATCAATTTGTCTTTGCATTTCATCGTTTGATTTTTTGTTTGCCTCTTGTTTTGCTTTAAGTGCATCAATTTCTTTTTGAAGAATTTTAAGATATGCTTTGCTGGATTCTGATAGCTTATCAACTCCTTCAGATGCTCCTCCAACTGTTTCTTCAACTGTATTTCCTGTAAGTGGATCTGCATCTTGAAAAGCTTTTAGAAAATTTTCTGTTCTTGTTTTAAGGCCTTCAAGTATTTCCCTAATAACTTTACTATCTTTTGTAGTTTGCAAAACTTTAATAAGAGGACTGTCAATAGAAATTATACTCATAGAAATAGCAAGTGTTGCTTGTAATCTAGCATTAAGATCATCTATACCTTGTATGGCATAGTATGCATCTGCTCCTAGCTGTTCAGCCATTTTTGAAATTAATACAGTTTGTGTAGCTTTTGGCATACGAAGAATTGCATCTGATAAAGAGTCAACTCCAGCTGTATATTCATTAACGGCCATCTCTCCGCTTTGAAATTGTAAAACTAGTCCGTCAAGTACAGCAGATAAAGCTGAACCATAGGTAAATATTTGGGCACGTACTGATTCTGAAATGCCTATAAATCTTAGTTGGTCAAATGGAATAGTCTCGTCCATGTTTAAGCTAGAAACTTCTTTTTCGATAATACTAGAAAGCCTACGACCTATGATAGTTGCTTGTGTTTCAACCTTTTTTGCACTTGCTACTCCAATATCTTTAAAGTCTAGCTCTATGCTTGTTTTGCCAGCCTCTTCTTGAAGAGCTTGAATAATTGTTTTAATTTGTTCACTGGCAAAACCACTACCCTTTAGTCTAATAGCTAAAGCTTTAAATATTATTTCAGCATCTTTAACAGAAGCAGATCTTAGGGCATTGATATCATTCTTAAAGTTCTTTTGAAAATCTTCAGTTGCCTTTAGTTGATCAACAGCAGATCTTTGTGTTGCTCCGATTGGAGATAAAGTATTTCCTGACTTAAGATTTTCCCTACTTAGAGTTCTTACAGTGACTCCAAAAAAAGATCCTAGTGTATCTAGCTTTTCTTTGGACATGGTTGCTACATCACCAAGTCCTTCTATCTTTAACCTAGCTCTTTCAGTAGCTATAGAGAATAATTTATATACCCCGATACCAGCAATAACGGCTGCTGCTGCAATCTTCAATGGTCCTGGAAGCATAGTTAGTGCTTGAACAGCAAACAATAATCCTGAAGCTTGTCCAGCAATTTGTCCAGCTTTACCTGGCAAAAATTGAGAACCCACCATAAGGGCAGAAGATGCTGCCATGCCCCTTCCACCACGCATGGATCGTGCAACCTTACCCTTAACAGATCTAACCTTATCTCTGCGTCGGGTTCTTCTTAAGTCGTCTTGTGTTGGCTGAGATACAATCGGAAGCATTCTTGCACCAGACTGTGGGGCAACTCCAATAGGGGCTGGACCTTGTGGTCTTTGTGCAACCCTTCTCTTTCTTCTCTTTGCAAGTGCTTTTTCTCTTGCCTTGTCGTAAGCAATTGCGTCATCTCTACCATCTTTAGGAGCAAGTTCGTGAGGACTCGTTCTATCTCTAGAGGTAACATATATATCTTGGGTCCTTGCTTCTATTTGTGAATTGTAAGCTCTTGCATCTTGTGTAGCTGTATTAATGAATGAACTTTCTGGTATGTTTCTAAAGTCACCACCGCCACCAAATCTTCTTCTTGAACTAGTAGCTCCAGGTGTTATTCTTCCATCTTTTGAGACTTTTCCGCGACCCATAAAGTCTGGCCCAAGTGCCAAAGCCTGCTCATCTGTAAGACCATTATATCTAATCTCTGTTATGGTTTGAATAGCTTCTTCAAATACACGATCAAGCCCTTGACGCAAAGTTCCAACATTTTGAAGAGTTTCATTTGTTATTGTATCTAAAGCAACATATATTCGATCATCAAAAGTCTCACCCTTAGCTATAGCCTTTGCCCTTAGTTCTTCAATTTGTGACTGAGTATCAACAATTATTCTTCCACCACGATCATATGCTGACTGAAGATTTTGAGTAAATCTACTATCAAATCTTTGTAGATCTTCTCCTAAATTTTCAAATGTTCCTCCACCTATTTCTATTGACTTACGCCATTTTTCTGATCCTCCAACAATACTATCTTGTATAACATCTTCAAGGCTTGCTCCCGCACCGCCCATTGCATTATTTAAAAATCCAGTAAGTTCTGCTGCAAATCCATTTTTTAAATCAAGAGCTACATCTGGTCCAACTTTGTCAATAAAATAGTTTAATCTTTCTTGTGTTTTTGCGTCTCCTGCAACTGCTCCACTTTGATTTAAATCACCTGCAGTAACTTTTCTTCCCGCACCAATATGAGAAAATTGAACCTCATCCTGCTGATTCATTGTTGAAATATATCGTGATCTAAATTCTTTTAAGTTTTTTTCTAATGCTGTTCCTGAAAGTCTTATTTCTTCTGCCATGGTTGTTACTAAAATCTTAAATTCTTGAACAATTGTTTCTGGCATTCTTTCTAGTTCTTTTGTTAAAAAGGCTGAAATTCCAGACTGACTTCTTTCTGGAGCACTAGAAGCAATAGATGAAATAAATGTTGAGTCTGCTTCGGTTAACGCTCTTCCACCTCTTCTAAATCCAGGAATATTTCCAGAAATTAGCCCAGCTACCATGCTTGGATATTTTCTAACATTTTTAGCAGGAATTATTGCTTCACCATTAGACAACATTGCTGGTATTGAATCAGATGTTCCTGTTCCTGGACCCTTTAAAATTCCACCAACAGCAAGTTTTTTAGGAGCTTTGCCTCTTGCAGGTAACATCATTCCTGGGTTTGCCAGTGCAAATGCTGATGCTGCTCTTGTAGCATCAGTATACGCTGCAATAAGAGATCTAACAGCTGAGCTTTCTGCTGTAAAGGTTTGTGTTAAATTAGCATGTGATTGATTCAAAGAGTGTGCAGCTGCTGCCGCTTCTAGCTGCTCATTAGTCATGTACTGTGTTTGCTCACCAAGTACTTGTGATTGCCCAGTTAGTCTAAGGTAGCCATTACGAAGTGTTCCAAATAGCTTAATAATATTTGCTAAACCATTAGCAAGCAAACCAAAAGCCATCAAAGCTACTGGACCAATTCCACCAATAGCTATTGTAAGTATTGTTATAGCTTTTTTAGTGCCATCTGAAAGTCCCGAAAACTTTTCTAAAAGATTTCCAACAAATTCTACAATTGGTGTTACTGCTTCTAAGAATGCTTTACCAACTGGAACAAGAGCAACCTTAAGATCTTCAACTGACTTTTTAAACTTATTCATTGCAGAGTCAGCAGTCATTCCAAGTTCTGACTCAGATAATTCTGCAAGTTCTTCTATAGATGCTCCAGCTAGATCTAGTACTCTTGATGCTTGTGTACCGTCGGCAATTACGTTAGAGAAAAGAGCCGATAGTCTTGCAAACTGGAACTTACCAAACATCTGCTCAATTGCTCTTGCTCTATTAAGTGGATCTAGTGTATCAAGTGCTTCAGCAAATCCAATTACTGTTGCCTTAAGATCTCCCTTATTTGATTCAACAATATTATTAATATTAATACCCATACCTGCAAGCATTTTAGAAGCTGTATTTGTTGGGTTAATCAAAGATGCAAGACCAGATTTAAGTGCGTTAGCACCTTCTGAGGCATTAATACCACCTTGCTTCATAGCAGTCATAAAGAATGCTAAGTCTTTTACATCTCCACCCAGTTGCTGGATTACTGGAGCTACCTTTGGAATAGCTGTAGTTATATCATCAAGAGATACAACTGTCTGGTTTTCAACTGCGTTAAGAAAGTTAATTGAATCTGCCAAGTCTTCTGAAGACATTTTAAATGCGTTCTGCAGGGCAATGGTAGTGCCAAGAGCTTGCTGTGCATCAATCTGACCAAGAATAGAAAGTCTAGTTGCTTCAGTTGTCTGTCTTTGTAGATCTAAACCTTGGAAACCTGCTGCAGCAGCTTCGGCTGCTAGGCCAACTGTTGTTGAAACTGCAATGCCATATTTTGTAAATTCTTTAGCTAATTCTTTAACATTTTCTAAGGCTTTTTGAGTTTCTGCTTTTGGTGTAAGTAAGTCTCCATAAACTTTTCTAAACTTTAAAGCAGCAGTTTCCATATCCATAAATGATTTTGAAGCTACCATGCCAAGGCTAGCTAGTGGAAGTGTAAAACCAACCATAAGCTGACGACCAGCCCACTGTGTATTTTTACCAAAATTAAGAAGGTTGGTAGAGCCCTGCTTAAGTAGTTGATTAAAAATTGCTTGTCTTTGTGCTGCAAGCTGAAGCTGTGTAGAATGATTAGATAAATCTAATTGGTTAGGAATAACAGCAATTGCTTTCATTGCCCCGCTGCTATCACGGCCTAGCTTAATGTATTGAGTCTGTAACTTCTTTACACGGTCTTCTGCTACCTTGCCAATAGTGTCAAATTCAGATCGAAAGGTTTTGCCAAATGTTTTAGTAGCAGCTCCAGCATATCTGAAGTACTCTCGCATTGAAAACTTGTTTTTTTCCAGGGAGTCAGTAAAAGCCTCTGAAGTAGTTCTAACAGTTCTTAGTTCTGCAGTAAATGCTCCAGTAGCATTGATACTATTTACAAGATTTTTCTGCAGATTTGCCTGGGCAGTTGCAGCAGCAGAGCTTGACTTAGCTACAGATGTGTGAAACTGAGCTAGTTGTCTTTGTAGAGATTTGAGTTGGGCCAACGCATTAGACGCATCAATATTTACGCCAATATTTGCATTTACGTCGGCCACGAACTCACCTCTTTTTAATTGTTATTAATTGAAGAAATGCCTAGATCTCCAAGTTGTGCACCTGAAGCTGCTTCTACAATTTTATATACTGTTGGAAGATCAAGAATATCTTCCAGCACTGCCTTATCTGTTGATAGCTCTGGAGCATACTGCTTCATAGCAATCTGAACACACTTAATTAAAACATCAATAGACTTTGAATTATCTTCTGACACTGCGTCAATCTTTTCAAATTCCTTCATGAAGTCACGAAGAAGTGATATTTTTAATGGACGAATCTTTATCTCTTGATCATTAAGTAATGTAATAGACTTTGATTCATATACTGTTGTCGTCATTTTTCCTCCTGTATAGACTTAGTTAATTATACCATAGGGAGGGCTTTAAATTTTTTCATATTCTATACCCATCCCAATTCCAAACCCTGCTTTTTTAGCTGCTGGGCCTTGTAAAGACAAAATATCATTAGAGTCTGAAGTTTGACCCCTGCTGAACACTCTTGCCTTCATGTCTTCCCACTCTTTTTGTCCACGATCTTTATTCGTTTCTGCATCAAGGTCAACACCTTGCATTGCAGCTAAAAACTTTTTTTCTTCATAATCTAACTCACGAATTGACGATACTATTGCTACTAGCTCAGCTATAGATATGGATCTTTCTAGCTCATCAAAATTTTTCCATATACCCAGCAAAAATGCTTCTGTTTCTAACTTTACTAGGTCAAAGTCTTCCCAGGCTGAGGTGTCCTTAGCTTTTTGTGGATCATTAGATTCTTCTTTGTCATCTTTTTTATTAAACTTAATACCGCCAGCATGTTCTAATATGTCATATAAGGTTTGTAAGTCAAAGCTATCTTCAATGTCTTGTAAGCTCTTAGAGAGTTCTGGGCAAAACTGCCTCATAGATATTTGTACACATTTGGCAATAATCTCAATGGCTTGCTCTTTTGTCTGAGTATTATGAATACCCGTAAAACACTCCATAAATTCACGCATATATTTTATTTTTAAAGGTGATACCTCTATCTCTTTATCATAAACTGTATATACATAAAATGTATTATATATTGCTTTATCCATTTAAACTATTCTACCATAAAACAACAAAGCCCACATCCGAAGACATGGGCTGTGCTGAGTAATTAAACTATTAAGACAGTAGGTCTCCGAAGGTACGATCAACGATCTTACCATATGAGCCTGAAGTGTCTTCTGGGAGCAAGCGGAATGATACTTCAAACATTGAAGCCTCTTCACGCTTTGCAGATACTGTAACATTTTCAATTGAAAGTGCACGGTATGCTGTATATACACGCTCAACGAATGGAGAATCAATGCAGTCACCTGTACCAGGTCCTACAGCAACAATTCCACGCTCTACTGGACACTCACCGATTTCTCCACCAGAAAGGTTAAGAACCTTTCCTGCAGAAGAACCAACGCTTCCAGATAGTTCAGATTCGTTAAAAGCCAAAGCCAAGAGAAGGTTCTCAAGTGTAGCTTCAGCAAAAGCAGTTGCAAGGTTTACTTGCATTCCCTGCTTGTAAAGTTTAGCAACGTCAAGAATTTGGTCAACCGATACTTCACCGAAGTCTGGTTGGAACTGTAGTTCAAGACCGTTCATGGTGTAACCTACGTTTGTGTACTCACTGTTTGGCTGTGACAAAGTATCTTTATAAGATACTTCTGTACTAAACACCCCAAGAGTATCTTGTGGGGTCAAGGTTGTATCTGCAACGAAAAGTGCTGCTGCACCAACGATAATGTTGGTTGAATTTCCACGACTATATGCCATATTTTTCACCTCTTTCTATAATCTATTAAATAGATATTAAGTTGTTTGGCGTTTGTTTCCTCACTAACGATTATATCATCGTTTTATGTGTATAATGCGCTTTCAGGATCGTTTGTATGGTAGTCATATTGGATGATTATCTTATTTCGATATATTGGCCTGGTTGAGCTAATAGCAGACTGCAGCTCTAGAAGGTCTCTAGACTCATCAATCTGGAAAGTCTTAATATTATGGAAAAATACACTTTGAGATGTTGATGGATTATTGAGCTGATTATTAGATGCCCAGGCATTGACATCTTGGGCTGCTGCATCTTCTCTGTCTAGGGCTGCATTTATAATTCGAATAGTGGCAAATACCTTGTCTTGTGGCCCATGGACTGTGTATAGGACCTGCTCTCTTTTGTGTCTATAAAATGAGTTTGGTCTAAACCTTGATAGGGTGTCATAGGCTATAACAATTGGCAAAGTAGCATCTGTTGATAATATTTCTCCATATATGTCATCTATGCTGGTAGACATTACTGGGATAAAGGGGCTAAAAGATTGTGAAGGGGCTACTACCTCAAACAGCTTTAGCTGTTCTTCAAGGTATCCATTAATACTAAAAGCTGGATAATATGTCTGTTGACTTATTGCTTCTGTGTCCATAGTCTTATTCTACACCAATCTTTGCATTAGTAATCCACTTGAATCCTGTTTCAATACCCTTTGATTTTCCAAGTCTTGATCCAGCCCCAATATTTCTTTTAAACGATGTTGGTCTACTTATATAGTTATAGATTCCAGAGGCCTGAAGCATTGACTGCTTAAAGTACTGTAGCATAAACTGATCAAATACTCTTTCAAAAGATCCCTCAACATAGTTTCCTCCAGGATTATCTACGTCAACTTCTTTTGATGTAAACACTGTTTCGCCATCGCTTTCAAAAACTAAAACATTAGAACTTTTTGGCTTTATCGTTACTGGAATTCCATTTTCCATTATGTAGGCTTTATTATAAAAAGGAACATACGAGCCACTCTTGATACTGCTAGACTGTTTAAATGTGCCAGCAAGAGATAGACCTAGATTACTAACTGTGTAATCTATATCAAACAATCTTGCTGAAGGGCTTCCAACTTTATCCCATTCATAAATGTGATGCAATGCCTGTGGGTTTGATCTAGCAGAAGCATCAATATACTGACCCAAAATTATAATTGTTTCTTTACCTAAATTATTTAAAAAAAGTTTTTTACCACTTTTAACGCCATCTATAAAACCAGCAGAGTAATTTACTATATTCAACATCTGTTTTTCAAATGATGCTGTGTTTAGTTTAACTTTCACTAGTCACCCACAGATTGATTTTCTGCTCTGCGCCAAAGCAGTTTATAATACTGTATATCTCCAAAAGGTCCTACAAAAGGCTCTACTGTTCCAAACTCGTATATGGTTGCTCTACCTGAACGTGGTCCTGTGGTCTCTTGATAGATTGTTTGTCCCGCTGCATTTCTTATATTAGTGACTAAAATATTAGTCATTGCATTGTTAGCCTTTTGTGAAGATACTCTAGGATCAGACTTTGTTCTTGCAACCAGCTTGCCATTATTCTGTAAAAACAGTTCTGGCTTTATTTCTTCTGTAGAGGCACCACCTACTGGGGTTGCGTTGCAAACAATACTTCTATCGTATATCCATGACTTTTTTGGTTGGCCATATTCATTCTGCTCAATTGTTGCATAATATAGGTCAGCCATCATTGGGTAGATGAAGTCTGTTGCTTCGCAATCCATTACAACATCCTTGGACCAATAGCTGGAACTATATACTTTGCCAAGATTTTGTCAACTAAAATATTTCCAGAACCTTCAAGCATTGTCTTATCGTATTCAATCTGGAACTGATCTGTTCTGTAGCTCTTAACATATCTCTTGTAGTAGTCTAGCTTGCCACAGTCAATATCATTAATAAGCATTCTTGTTGCATCTTGAATGTCATATGGAACTACTCTATATCCCGCTTCAATTTGGAATATATAGTCGTATCCTTCCATAAAGCCAACAGTGCCATGAATTGTATAGGTGTTTCCACTATCTTCTGTGTCAAATAATGCAAAAGAGTCAGAAGGTGCAACGGTAAATCTTGATGGCATCTTTTCTGCACGATTAACCGAATCAACAGAAACTACTGGATCTTTAGTAATGGCTGTCTTGTCTTTTGTAATAAGGTAATGATAATCTCCAATAGCTGGCGTTTCCAATGATGAGTCATATACAAGCTCAGCATTTTCATATACCTTTAAAATTTTATTAATTCTAGACCACACTGGGATGTAGTCTGTTCCTTCACCAACAACTTCTAGATAAACTTTTTTATTATAGAAGCCACCCGTAATATTATCGATAATTGTTCTTGCAAGGCTCTCATGCTCTGTGAACTTAGCTATTTCTGATGCCGTTGTTCCAAGGGTATTCGGATCAATATATGGTCTAACAATCTCAAGGTTATCTTCAACTACTGGCTCATCTGCAAGAACACCAGCAGATATCTCTTCATAAATAGAAAGATAGTAGGACTTGTCATATTTAGAGAATTCTACAGGCAGTTCTAGGGTTACTTTAGAGCCGACTGTTGAGGTAATAGTTTCTTGGATAATGTCTTGATTTTCAACATCTTCAATAACAAAAACATACGGGGTACTTGCATCTGGCACAGAGTATGTAACAGATATTGGGTATGGTGGAATTCGTAAAATCTGCATAATTATTTACCGTAGTATGATGCTACTTCTTCAGGTGACGCTATGCGTACACACTTATGAGTAATCATCTTTTCCGATGCCTCCTTTGAGACTATGTTGTATCCTACTGAAAGCGATCCTATCTCATTCCAGTGGATATTTCTTGTTGAGTATAAAGCAACCTTTTCTGTTTTATTTTCTTTTTTTTCTTTAGCTTCTTCTGCTTTAGGGTCATTTGGGTGAAAGCTTGCGATAACTTCTAATATTTCTAATTTGGTTGTTACTCCAAATAGATCAATATTATTTTTTTTAGCGTATGACTTTAATTCCATTACTGTCTTTTTTGATAAATCTTCCATAGTTAATTTCATTTTATCTCCTTATGCTTAATGCAATTATACCAGAGATCTTCTTAAGCTTTGAGCCCTTCTAATTCCTGAAGGAGTTCCGTAAGTAATTATGTTTGTACCAAAGTTAGCGGTTGGAATACAGCCTAAAGCATTAGTTTCTGATATTATTCCATTAGGGCCAGATATAACTGTGCCAGTTGATCCAGATGCTATACATCCATTGGCATCATGATTATGCTCTTCTACTTCGCTTCCAGGATAAGACACTTTATCTCCTTATACGACTAAGGAGGGCAGTTTTTACGCTGCCCCCCTCAATCATTGTTTGATATTAATTAGGAATCTGTAGCGTCTGCATCTGCGTAAGCAACTGCATCCAACTCTTCCCACTGGATACCAAAACGAACGAATACTGTGTACTCGATGGTGTCCTTCTTTGGCTTGTATTCACGATTTACTGTGATATCTCGCTGGAAGCCCCATACACGGTTAGCTGGGAATGTCAAGTCGACATATCCTGCTGGGTAGTAAGGAACTTCTTGAACTGTGATTCCGAGAACACGAGTTGTACGTGCATCTCCGAATGTCTGTCCTGCACCATCAAGGTATGCCTGACGGTTTGACTGTGTGCTTCCTGGGATTTGACCCTGTACTGCTTCTGCAATTGCATCAGCAAGTGTACCGTTATTCTTTACGATACCCTGGAATGCGTCTGTACCTGCGTAGAACTTAAGGTTTGACTTAAGTGCACGATACTTACGTGGCATTGCCAAGATAATGTTCTGCATAACGTTTGGTGTCCACTCGTTGTTTGCAACAGTAACTGCTGCCTCGTGAGCTGCGTTACCCTGTACCTGGTTTACCTGCTTAACGAATCCTGGCATGATTGAAAGGAATGGGTCATTACCTGATCCCACACCGTTAATCGCAAGGTCTTCAATGTCGTTAGCAAAAGCATTGGTCATCAAGCGAACTAGATGATCCTCAAGTGCTCCGCCTTCAATATTGTCTTCGAGTGCTTCTGTTGATACTTCCCAATCGAGACGAATCTTCTTTGTAGTAAGTTCAACCTTTGTAAATGTAGCACCTGCGTTTGTGAAATCTGGCTGAGCCTGAGCAGCAGCACGGATTACACGCTCACCAACGTTGACCTTCTCGATCTCCATTGTGTTAGCTCGCATTGTGATTTTGCGACCATCCTTGGCGAGAACTGTTGCATCCCACACATAGTCGATGAAGCGACGAGCTTGTTCTGGTGCGAGAATACCACCTGGTGTTCCAGTTGGGTTAACAGAGTTTGCACCGCTAGTACCGAAGTTTGCTGTGGCAATGTTACCAAGCGAAGCTGCGGGTGAAAGGTTACCGTTAGCATCTGTGACTGTTGCGCCACCGATTGCTCCAGACGCAAAAGAACCATCGCCGTTGTGGGCGTGTGACTCAGTTGGAGATCCAGGGTAATTCTTTACGATATCTGTATTTTGTTCTGACATATTGTTCACCTCCTAGTGATTTATATATATTAACTTAATAGGTCGGAATTTGTGAGGAAACGTCCGCCCCATAGGGATTTCTGAACCTTTTCAGGCTCAAACTGCACGATCTCGCCTAGATCGCCAGACTTGCGGAAAGCGGTGTCTGCAACTACGGCATCAACTCGCTTGCCAAACTCATTAAAGTTACCCTTGATATTGTTAACCTCACCTGTTACGGTATCAACGGACTTTGTTACTGCTGCTATCTGCTCGTTAAGAGACTTGATAGTTGTAGCTAGATCGCCAAAGGCATTAGTAAGAGACTCTTTAATTTCAGAGACTGCTTTTGCAACCTCTTGGTTAAGTGCAATAGAAACTTCATCAATATTATCTGATGCTTCTTTTGTAGTCTCTTCTTCTACTGCTGCTTCTGCAACAGAAGAATCTGCACTGCCATCAACTGACTTAGCAACATCTGTTTCTTCAACAGCTGCTACTTCCTCAACAACTGCGTCAGTTTTTTCAACTTCTGCTGGCTGTGCCTCTGGAGCAATCTCTATATCTTCAACTACTGCATCTACTGATGCTTCTGATACTTCTGTCATAGGATTTACCTCCTTGGTAATCTTAATTGTACTAATGCCTTTAGCACTATCAACTAAGAACTTTATCATATCTGACTTTTCTCTATCTTCTTTTTCAACAAAACCAATGTTGGCCATTGCTTCGCCAGTTACTGGACTTACTTGTGTTTCTTCTTGTGAAGTAACAACAATCCCAGACTCTTTATCATAAAAAACATTCTCTAAAACTGTCTCATCACCCTTAATCACATCTACCCCATCTACTTTTTGAACTGACATAATACTTGCAAACTGATTAGCTGGGCTATCAACTAGTGAGAGCTCAATAAGATCGTATTCTTTAATAATTCTAATTTGCTTATCTGCTTTTTCATCATAAGCATCATCCCACTTATTCATTCTTCCACCAATAGAAAAACCAGTGTATGTTCCGTCTAGAACCTTTTCCCATGCATCTTGTGCACCCTTAGAAATATATGTTGAAACATATACTCCCTTGTAGAATTTCTTTGATTCTGGATCAAAATATTTTTCTTCTTTAAATGAAACCATCTTGCCTACTGCTGATGGTTGGTGCATCTCTCTAATGTTCCCACGGAATTTAGCAAAAGCCTCCATAGATGCTTCTGTTGTAACAATATCATTCTGCTTGTCAAGGTTATCTAGTGACGCAAAACCAGAAACCATTCTACGGCCTTCATCAATTTTTGTTAGAGGCATAGACAGACGAACGTTGTCGCCGTCAGTAACCCACGAAGCCTTATTTATTTTCATATCACATCTATTATACCAAACGTTTTATAACTTTCTCAGCTATTGAGACGCTCGACCTTCCCCTTGCGGATTTCTTCCAGAAATAGTTGTTGGGCTGTCTGAGGAATTATTTTGCCTTTCAGTATCCCGTGCTCTGTTACTTGATGAGTTTGCTATTGAGTCTGCTGCTGCCCTTGCGGTCAGCTCTAATGGATT